AAACTGCCCCTCGCTGGTGGAACTCTTACTGGTGCTTTATCTGTAAACTCAGGTACTACAAATACAACTGCAACTTTTACATCATCAGATGCGGGCGCGGGAATAAATTTAACAGATAATTCAGGTACATCTACTCTCCAAACAAATGGTGCAAATTTAAGAATAGGAGTTGATGAAGCTGGAGCAGTATCTAGTTCAGCAATACAATTCAGAGTAGATGGTTCTACAAAAGCAACACTTGATTCTAATGGTAATCTTGGTATTGGTGACGCAGCGGGGAGCGGTAATTTATTAAATGTTTTTCCAAATTCAGGAAATTTAGCGGTAAAAGCTGGAAGGGTTGACTCTACGAATAATGTCAGGTTAGAGGCGGGGGGAACAACTTCTACTTATTTAGAATACAGAGGTTATTTGGGCCATATTTGGGATGTTGATACCACAGAAGCTATGCGTATCAACAGCAGCGGGAATCTTGCAATCGGGGGAGGTTACACCACTCCGAAAGAAAAGCTCCATATAGTAGGCGCCGCCGTTTTTGATGGAAACCACGCAACTGCTACCAACGCTTTTCGCGCTGATGAAGGCGTATTGATACACGGTGCCGGGAACGTGGGATACATAACAGCGGTTTCAAATGGCAACAATGACGTAGATCTGCAGCTTAGAGCGTTGAATGGCGGTTCAGCCAATACCAACCAACTTGTACTGGACAGCGAAGGCTCCTTACTCCACGGCACTAGCACTGTTCCAACAGGTGTTCTTCTTGGAAACCAATTTGTTAGCAGCAGTGCGACAGGATCCGAGATAATAGCGTTTAGATCAGATACATCTGTTTCAGTAGGCGACAGAATTGGCGCATTCCTGTTTGGAAACTCTGACACAGATGGAACTGAAGATCACTTTGTCGGGATGTACGGAAAAGTTGCTTCTACAAACGGCGCTGCAAATCTTCACTTCGTTGCTGGGCGCGCTGGTTACGAAAACGATGATCCTAATATGACTATTGCGTCTGGAGGCAATGTAACTATTGGTTCGTCCGCTAATACTAATTTATTGCTTGACTTAAACGGATCTAACACAGGAACAAATGCAGCAGCAAATGGTCATATGGCTAATGAGCTTAGAATGTTCAACCTAAGTGCCACTGATAACAATTTGAGCGGTATAGGTTTTTATAATTCTAATAGTTTAATAGATGCACGAATTGTTGGAGTACATAAAAGCCAGTCCTCTAGGCACGGAGAAATCGCATTTTTAACACATGATGGTTCTGCTCTTACTGAAAGATGGAGAATAACGAAGGATGGACATTTCAAAGCTGCAACGAATGGACTTGGTATTAATTTTGATGCTTCAGAGGGATCCAGCGCAACATCAACAGTGCTTGACGATTATGAAGAGGGTACATGGACTCCAGCTTTAGTTGGAAGTCATTCTCAAAGTGGTCAAAGTTATAGTTCTCAAGTTGGAACGTACACTAAAATAGGTCGGCAAGTTACTTGTCGTTTTCAAATGACTCTCACTGCAGAAGGAACTTTTGGTGTCTCATATATTTTACTAAGTGGTTTCCCTTTTGCTTTGGCGAGCACGCCGGGTACTGTACATATGGGTAATCTTTATTTTACAAATATGGGAGTAAGTTTTATTTCAATAGGATTACAAGGTTATCAAGGAACTACCCAAGCGTATTTATGGGCGAAGAAAACAGCTACAACGAGTAGAGAATATGTAAATCCTACTGATCTATCAGATAGCACTACCTTGTCAGGAACATTCACGTATTTTACTTAATAATAATTTCATACTTACGCTTACTGGATGGTAAGCACAGACACAAAAGGAGAAAAACATGGCATTAACTAAAACAGAGATCGTTGACAAGGTAGAGGTTGTGGACAACGGGTTGTTCTCAATGGTGCAAGTACGCACCGCCACCGTTATCAAGGAAGATGATCAAGAGCTGTCACGCTCTTACCATAGGCACGTTGTAGCGCCAACGGACGATTGGTCAGAAGAATCTGACAAGGTTAAGGCGATCTGTGATGCGGTTCATACAGAAGAAACGAAGAAAGCTTATGTGGCTTTTCAATCGGATTCTACGGGGCCATAATAGAAGGATTATCAGACGATAAAGCCAAAGGAGGCGAACATGGCAGAAGCCGTTGAAGACACAAGAGTTCTAAATGTATCCCGTAAAGTAGATGGAGAGACAGTAGAAGAAAGCATACCCGCAAGCGATCTGACACCAGAGCAACTACAGGTGTTTGATAAGCTGACCGTGGTGCAGAATCGTAAGAACACAACAATAGCAAACGCGCAGTTAGACATAGAGATCTTGGTTGCAGCAGAAGAAAAGCTGCAAGCGCAAATGCGCAACTTGTTAGAAGACGTCAATGACGACGAAGAAGAGGCCGAAGATGCCGAGAGCGAAGACGCAGCCGAAAGCTGACAATGTAGCTAATGACCTCGCGTCTTTCCGTGAGGTCTCAAAGGTTCGGTGGGATCAGATAGATCAACGCCTAGAATCTGGCAACCAAAGGTTTAACCGCTTAGAACATCTTATATGGGGCTTATATGGGCTTCTTATAAGCGCTACGGTACTTCAATCCGTTTTAGGGGGGTAAACTATGGCCGGTATATCTGTAACCACACAGCCCACGACAGAGCCGGTATCGCTGCAAGAGGTAAAGCAGTATTTGCGGGTTGAGGACAACACAGATGAGCGCGTCATCAGGCCTTTTATACAGGCGACCAGGATGGCCGCAGAGGAGCACATCGGCAGAGCCCTTGTATCCCAGACTTTGACCCTCTTCATAGACGCATACGACGACACCAACGACCCTCTTTGGGAGGGGACCAGAACCGGCCCCTACCTAAACTATTATAAAAACTATATACAGTTGCCAAAGCCTCCTCTGGTATCAGTGAGCTCTGTGAGCACTTTTGACGATAGCGATAACGAAACTACGATGGCGGCCAGCCGGTATTATGTAGACAACGTGAGGGAGCCCGGGAGAGTTGTATTACGTCAAGGCGAGACTTTCCCGACGGCGCTGAGAGTGGCTAATGCTATCAAAGTGGTCTACGTCGCAGGCTACACTAACGCTCACTCTGTACCAGAGCCCATACGCATGGGGATGCTGCAGCACATCGCTTTTTTATACGAACAGAGAGGAGACATGATGGAGCCTCAGCAAAGTATGATGCTGCCTCCGGCAATTAAGATGTTATACCAGCCTTATGTTGTGATGGGCGGTCTCGGGTCCAGCTCCTTGTTGGCGCTTGGCTGATGCCGTCCATAGGTCGCCTTCGCTATTTGGTGAAGCTGCAATCACCAACTCGGACAACCGACACCGGAGGCGGTCAAAGCATTTCTTGGTCAACGATCACAGACCTCTACGCAGATATCCGACCAAAGTCTGGCAAAGAATCTTTTACTCAAGACCAGTTACAAGAGATAAGTCAGCACGAGGTAATTGTGCGGTATCGCAGCGATATGAACACCAGTTACCGAATACTCTATGGCACACGTATATTCAATATACGGCATATTAAGAACGTAAACGAGAGCGACAGATACTACGTTCTCACTTGTGAAGAAGGAGTTGCAGCTTGATTGTAAATAAAGCCGCGTTCATGAAGAGGATGGAAGACAGGATCCTCCGCAAGGCTCCGGAGAACACGCGTCGCGCATGTCAAAGGAGCGCAGATACAGTCAGAAATAAAGCGATTGATAGCATCTCTCGAGGCAGTCCAGCAGGCGAAGTTTATGAAAAATATAATCCGAGAAGGACTCATGTGGCATCTGCGCCAGGACAAGCACCGGCCACCGACACTGGATTTTTGGTCAGCAGCATATTTTCAGAGGTAGGGGTTGACCGAGGGGACGTAGTTGGCTTGGTAAGAGCGAGCGCTCCTTACGCGGTGCACCTAGAGTTTGGGACTATGAATATGGCAGCGCGACCTTTTTTTGAGCCAGCTCTGATGAGCGAGCGTAAAAAAATAAAAGCGATATTCATGCAAGAGGGCGTTATATCGTGAGCATCGGTCAGTTTGCCCTTCAAGAAAAACTTTACTCTACGCTGAATGGCGATAGTAATCTGACATCAACGCTAGGCGCCGCGATATACGATGAGGCGCCAGAGAACTCTTCGTTCCCGTATATCACTATGGGTACAGGACAGGCTGTTGACTATAGCACCAAAGATCTCGACGGATCTGAGGTCAGCATCGTTTTAGATGTTTGGTCTCGTTACAAGGGGAGCAAGGAGGTAAAAAACCTCATGGACAGGGTTCATACATTATTGCATGATAGTAATCTGAGCGTTACTGGTCATAACCTCATCAATATGCGGTTTGAGTTCGGTGATGTCTTAAGAGACCCAGATGGGATTACAAGGCATGGAGTCATGAGATTTCGTGCAGTCATGTTAGGCACTGCATAGGAGATATAAATGGCAGCACAACCGGGCTTGGACATGTTGCTCAAGATAAATACATCAGGCAGCACTTATGTGACTGTGGGTGGCTTGAGATCAACTTCTATTACACTCAACGATGAAATGGTGGACGCAACCAATAAAGACTCACTCGGATCAAGGGCCATACTTGTTGGCGCGGGTGTTCAAAGTGTTTCAATCAGCGCGTCAGGAATATTTACAGACGCATCTTCTGAGGCTTCTGTAAGAACAGCGTTCTTTGGTCAAGCGCAAACAAGCGATGGGTCAAGCGCACAGACATCGGCAATGAAAAACTTTCAGTTTCTAATTCCAGATTTTGGAACTCTAACCGGCGCGTTTTTGATTACCACACTAGAATACGCAGGGGAATATAACGGCGAGGTGACATATTCTATGTCATTTGAGTCCAGCGGTTATATAACCTTCGCGGCGGTATAATAAGATGGGTTGGGTTTCTGTAACCGTAACTGTCGGCAAAGAGGAAATTGAAGCCATGTTCAATGGAATACAGGTGGATGTTCCTGGCGACGCTAAGATAGGAGAATCTCTCAAAGTGGACGGCGTTGACTATAAGGTGATCAACACGATCCAAGACAACAGAGACCCAGTTACACACGTGATCCTCGCAAATGCGAAGGATAAAGGAGAAAAGTCAGATGACGAATCCGTTAAGGGGTGAGGTAGAAATATCTCTAGCAGACAAAGCTTACAAATGTAGGCTGACAATGGACGCAATGATGCAGATAGAGGCATCTACCGGCCAAGGAATAATTAAACTGGCTACAGATATGGGGGAGGGTGACATAAGTGTTACCAATCTACTGCATATTCTAACGCCAGCTTTGCGCGGTGGCGGTAATGATGTTGATGCAAAACAAGTCTCGAAGATTGTGGAAGAGGCGGGGATCATCCCTGCTACGCAAGCAGTAGCAAGTCTGCTTACTGACGCACTTACAGATAAGGCTGAACCAGAGGGCGATGCAAAAAAGCCCGAGGGGTAACAGTGTCCGATGCGTTGCCCATAACAAGATGGATGCAGATATGTTTGGGCATGATCGGGATGTCGCCTCGTGAATTTTGGGACTGCTCACCACAAGAAATCTACCAAGCAATAGCTGGCTTTTTAGAGTTCAATACTGACCAATCTAAAGAAGCGCCGATGTCTCGCGGCACACTCAACGAGCTTATGGAGCTTTACCCAGACTAATGGCTATTACTGTTGATGAGCTAATCGTTGTCATACGGGCTGAAACACAACAGCTTCGTAAGGGTCTTGACCAAATAAATAAACAGGTCGGGCGTGTTGATAAGTCAGTCAACACATCAATGCTTTCTTTCAGAAGGCTCGGTACGGTTCTGGCTGCCGTTGGTATTGGAAGATTTGCTGGGGAAACCGTAAACACGATCCGAAAGTTTGAAGACCTTAGAGCAACCCTTAAGGCGGTTACGGGTAGCGCAGAGGGCGCCGGTATCTCGATGGACTTAGTAAGAAAGTTTACGGCTGGCACCACCTTCCAACTGGACGAGGTAACGACCTCATTCATTACTTTACTGAATGCAGGAATCACACCGACATCAGGTGTTTTGACCGACTTCGGTAACGTAGCGGCTGCTTTTAATAAGGACTTAACAACGTTATCGAGGGCGGCGTTTAACGCTACCACTGGCGAAATGGAGATGCTGAAGCAGTTCGGCATCGTTGCTCGTAAGGAAGGCGAAAAACTAAACGTTACGTTCAATGGTGTAACGACTCAAATAGACGCCGACGGTAAAGCTATCATTGAGTTTATACGAAACATTGGACGTGAGGAGTTTCCAACAGCGTTAGAGGATAGCGCAAACACCTTATCTGGCCGTATATCAAACCTACAAGATGCAACAACAGAGTTTATGGGCGCGATTGGTGAGGGTGGTCTGCGTACAGCTCTAATTGATCTGACGAGTACGTTTATAGAAAACACAAACAACAGCCGTAGTTTGGCCACCATGATAGGGCAAACGCTTGGAGCAGCGGTAAATGGACTGAACAGGGCAGTCACTATTGTCGTGAACAATCTTGGTCACCTCGCAACAGCGTTAGTAATAGCCGGTAGCGTAAAGATAACGATGGCTATTCTAGCGACGGCATCTGCGTTTGTGGGCGTGGCGAAAGGCGCAACGGCTGCAAAATTAGCACTGATGGCTCTTAATAAGGTCAGTAAAAAAAATGTCATTCTTATGGTCGCTGTTGGTTTGGGTGTTTTAGCAGAGGAGTTGTTTGATCTCTCAGATAAGCTTATAGATTTCGCAAAACAGGTCGGAGACTTCTTCGGCATGGAGTTTCCAGACGCGATAGACAAAACCGACAAATCTCTGGAAGAGCTAGACGCAGAGCTAGAAAATCTGCGCAATGGTCTACAAGAACCCAAGAAGCAGCTTGCGAAAGACGCCCAAACGGTAGCGGAGGTATTTGAAAACCTTAGAGATAATATAGGCCAAGCAGTACACGGATTCACAACAGATTTTGTGACCGGTTTAATGGAAGGGGCAAATGCCTTAGATCAGTTTAAAAATCTGGCGAAAAACATTGTAGCGCAGATAATTTCTACATTTCTGCAGCTCGGAGTTGTCAATCATATTCTGAACGCCGTTTTCGGATCCTTCATAAAATCTGGTGACATGGCTGCTTTCCCAACTATCGGAAGCGCTAGACCTGTTCCACCTAACACAATTCATAGCCCGGGAGGTGTATTAGGAAGAGCAGGCGGCGGTGCCATGAGTCGGGGCAGGCCGTATTTGGTTGGAGAAAGAGGGCCAGAGATTGTCATACCTCATACTGCTGGCACGATAATGAACAGCTCTAGAAGTATGGGCGGCGCTGGTGGTACGGGGGTGGTGG